ACCACGGCTTCAAATTCAGGAAACCTCCCTGATACAATACAAAACTATTTTCTGCGTTTTCTGCGTTGGAAAAAGGGAGGTTATCACATTATATACCCACAGGTAGGGGAAAGGAAACAATACTATGACTGGAAGACTGAAGCGACAAATGGAATAGAGCCTAACCTAGGGTATTCCAATTCAAACACGATTCACTTGTCATATATTGGTGGCATAAATAATGCAAATCAAAATGAAGCGGTCTGCAATATTACACCTTCACAGGAAAGGCAAATGATTGAAGACATAAGACTAATATTGAGATGGTACCCTAAGGCGAAAATACTTGGTCATAATCAAATCAACTTGAAATATTGTCCTAGTTTCTGGACTCCTGATTGGCTACGTAAGCACGGCATATCAGAAAACAATATTGATGAAACAGACCCTTTCAGGGTTAAAACCACAATAAAAAAATTACCGCATCCATTCAACTTCTACACTTCAATTAACAATGAAGTTAGGACTTGTCAATGCTGTGGGCAAAAAATAGAATAGGATGCAAGATGATATACAAAATATACACCCTAAAAAGGAAGCGATGCTTGTTGCCTTAGAAAATGCACTGGGGATTGTTACCACGGCTTCAAAGGTTGCAGGGATAGCACGAATAACTCATTACTCTTGGATGAGGGATGACCCAGAATACAAAAAAGCCGTAGAAGAGTTACTTGAGGTCGTTCTTGATTTCACGGAATCAGCACTACACAAAAGGATTAAAGAGGGGAGCGATACGGCTATTATATTCCATCTCAAGACCAAGGGGAGAGGAAGAGGATATATTGAAAGGCGTGATATTGCCGTGGCTGTTGAAGAAATTGTGATAAAGGAAAGGGCATCACAAGACTTAGAATTAGACTAATGTACGGCACACGAATATATAGCGAAACTAAGAAGGCATTCAAAAACGGAAAGAATGTAATAGTTCACGAGGGAGGGACTCGGTCTGGAAAGACTTTCAATATCGTTTTGTTCCTTATCAAGGTAGCTACTCGTAACGCCAATATTCAAATTAGCATAGTTAGCCAATCATTACCCCACTTGAAACGTGGAGCCCTCAAGGACTTTGAAACTATTATGATGTTGTCTGGTCTATTCCGTGAAGACCAATACAATAGAACTGACCGAAAATATACCTTTCTTAATGGGGCTTACATTGAGTTCTTTGGCGTGGACTCTTGGGGCAAGGTCATAGGCTCGTCACGGGATATATTATTTGCCAATGAATGCAACAAAATCAGCTACGTAACATTTCAACAACTGAGTTGGAGGACACGAATTGCGAAAATATTGGATTATAACCCAAGCGATATAGAGCATTGGGTCTATGACTTAGGAGACACAGAAAAAGGTGTATTGATTCATAGCACCTACAAAGACAACCCGTATCTGACAACTGTTCAACGTGAAGAAATTGAGTCAATCAAAGACCCCGATTTGTTTCGTGTTTTTGCAGAAGGGAAACGAGGTGTAAACGTGAACGGAATAATATTCCGAAACTATGAAACAATTGAGGGAGGTGTTCCCGAAGGTTACAAACTGCGATATATGGGTATGGATTTCGGATATAGCCCTGACCCTACGGCACTTGTTGAGGTGTGGTCTGGAACTGACTATGGCACAATATACCTGCGTGAAGTCATATACGAAACAAGGCTAACGGCAACTATGCTTAAGCACCTAATGAATGCTAAGAAAGTGAGCAAGAGTGTTGTTATTGTTGGCGATACATCACACGGGGCAATCTTTGCCGAACTGAATTATGCAGGGTTCATAATGAAAAAAGCCACAAAGGGAGCAGGTAGTGTTAGGGCAGGCGTTTTGAACATGAAGAGGTTCAATTTGTTACTTGATAGAAATAGTACTAACTTAGTACGAGAAATACAGAGGTATTCAGAAATACTGGATATTGACGGAAAGCCTACTGGTGTCATTAATACAAAAAATGACCATACAATTGATGCTTCTCGGTACGCAATAGACGAATATACACGCTATTACTTACCCGAATTAACGAGATTTGAATAAGATTATGAAAATATTTATAAGTTTTTCTGGAGGTCGTTCCAGTGCATTAACTACTAGAATCTTAGTGGAATATTACGGTCGTGAAAACTGCATAATCGTTTTTGCCAATACAGGGAAAGAGAATGAAGAAACTTACAAGTTTGTTCAAGACTGCTCCGAAAAGTGGCAATATGAAATTATTTGGATTGAAGCAACTTTTGAGAAATACACGGGAGAAAAATCTCAAAGAGATTGCATAAATTTTAAAATTGTAAATAAAGATAATTTTAGAAGGAATAATATAGCAGTCCAAAATAAATCAACTCCTTATGGAGATATGATAGAAGCATACCAAATGATACCAAACCGAATGGCGAGGTTTTGTACGGAATATCTAAAAGTTATTCCTATGAAAAAATATCTTGATTCCATTGGTGTTGTTGAATATAAAACAGCAATGGGGATTAGGTACGATGAACCGAGTAGGGTCAGAAGGCATTTAGATAAAATGCTCCCTTTGAATGACTACAAAATTACTAAAAATATGGTTTTGGATTTTTGGAAAAATCAAGACTTTGATTTGCAGTTAGAGGAGCAGGATGGAAACTGCGATTTATGCCCACTAAAATCAGAACGCAAAATCAAAACAATAATTCGCAATAATCCAAATGTTGCGAATTGGTGGAAAGAGTATGAAGATAAACTAGGGAGTAGTTTTTATAGAAAACCTATTTCTGAGCTGATTGAAATTTCAAAAAGAAAATTTCGCACTTATAAAGAAAATGATGCTTTGTCGCAAGAAAGGATGTTTGTTGAAGACTTTGACATAAGTTGCTTTTGTGGCGATTAACTTGTTTCTCCAATTAAACACAACTATAATATATACTCTTAGACCTCAGAGAAGTAAAACAAACAAAAATATAAAATGCAGACATACACAATAGCAGACCCATTGAAGACTTTTACCTTGCCCGAATCGTGGGCTGAGGTTTCCATTTCTCAATACATGGACATCGTCAAGAATACCGACACGGAATATGCAGATATTACAGCAGTAGCAATTATGTCTGGGATTGACAAGGAATTTTGGAAGGACTACGACAATTACCCGTTTTTTGCTCAGTTAGTGGAATCATTATCCTTCCTAACCAAGCATCCCGATTTTGTTTCTACTCCTAAGAATACATTCAAATTCAAAAGCAAGACCTACGACTTGCCAACAGACCCATTTTTCGGGACGGTTGGTCAGTACGAAGATATGAAGAGTATTGCGCAAAAGATACAGGCTGATATTGAGAATGTTGATAGGAGAGTTTTACTGGATTCATATTCAATCATTGCACGCTCATTCCTCTATCCTATTATCTCGGGAAAGAAATACGATTTCAAAGAGGTATTAAAATGCAAAAAGGAATATGAAGAGAATCTAAGCATTGAATACGCTTTGCAACTGACTGGTTTTTTTTTCAAGAGATTGAACGGTTTGAAAGTTGGCACGAAAGCGTACTCGAGAGTTATGACGATGACAAGTTCCACAACCAAGATAATGCGGTGGCTGGGTCTGGGTACGAAAAAATAGGACAAAGATTCGGGATTTTGTATTGGACGAAACTAATAGCAAAGGAATATGGAGAAACCGAAGACTACATATTTGAGAATATCACGATAAAGAGATTTCGGCAACGTATTCAGATGTACACACTTGAAAAGATTTGCGACAAGAATTATATTTTTTTGAAGAATCAATGATATATACAAACACAATACAATTAATACAGGAAGCGATTACGGCTCAGGAATACTTCTGCTTCCTCTGTGGCAATCCGTCAGATGTGAATCAACAATTTGACGAAAAAGCGTGTTTCCCGTTGGGTTTCTTGTACTACCCAAGTTCCCAAATTCGTCTGGTCAATCTTAATGACCATGATATATTCACACTCACAATTGAGTTGATGGACTTGGACGAGATAGACAGCACAACAGAAGATACGAAACTTGCCGTGATTACACGAATGTACGACACGGCAAAGAATGTTATTGCCTACCTCAATCAACGCTCGGAAGGCTTTGACCTTTTCCGAATTGACGGCATTACGATTAATCCATTG